AGTATCTCTTGCTTTAATTCTGTGCTAGATTTTCTTTTGGCAGCAGTCACCATGACTTTTTATTTTTATTTAGCGGTCACCCCTCTTTCTTTTCTCAGATTTTTCTATGGAGAAACTACCACCAGGATATCTCTTCTCTAGTTTCTTGACATTACCTCGTACAACGTCATCAAATTCAACGTTCAATGCAATACAAGCGTTTGCTACGTACCACATAATATCACCCAACTCAATAATAAGATGTTCTCTATTGTCGTCGTTCCAAGGTTTACCTTGAAATACCATCTTCTTAACGATCTCAAGAAACTCACCAGATTCAGCAGCAAGACCAACGCCAGCAGTGGTAAGACGTTCAATATTGGCACCCTCTCTGTCAAGTTCACCCAAGCGATCAGCAAGATCGACAAAATTCTTACTGGAATCGGATGTGACACCATCCACGAATAAAAGATACTTATCAAAATCAATCATACTTTTAGATTTTTAAACTTTTGAAATTTATTTAGCACAGTAGGTTTAACGTCATCAGAACTGACCTTAGTAATAACTGTAGTACTAGGTGGTTGTTCTATGATGTCATTTTGTGCACTTTGTTCTACATCATACAACTTCATCTTAGATCTGTCAACCCCTATGGCAAATCTCTTGTTCATAGTAGGGTCGTTATATCTATTTTTTAGTTGTTTAACTAGAATTTGATTTAGTTGTTCGGATTCCTCAGTAGTAATAAGTGCAAACATAAAGTCAGCAGTAGCAGGTAACCCAAAGGACTCAGATGTATCAGTAAGATCGACATCACTACTACCATAACCAGAACGAGTAGTTTGCGTTGCCGATATAATTGGGACATTATTCTCGACAGCAAGACCTCTGAGTTCTTCAGCAATCGCTTTAACATAAGTATAGGAATTTACAACAGCACCTTTAAATCTTTGAGATGCACAAATATTTAGATAGTCAACAAAAATTAAATCTGGTTTAAAACTTGTCTTTAATGTCAGTTCATTTAATAATGATTTGAAATGTCCTACATGTGCTGATGCTGTAGGATATTCTTTAATAATTAATTTACCTTGTGTTTTCTTCATCAACTTATTTACCTTACTCTCAAATATTTGCTTAGGTAAATCAGCAATTTCTTGTATATTAACACCTAATAAGTTAGCATCTATTCTCTCTGCAATCTTTTCTTCAGACATCTCACAAGTAATGTACAATACATTCTTACCTTGTAGTAATGTTGCTGCAGCAACGTGACACATGAATAAAGATTTACCTACACCTGTACCTGCTAGTGCTACGTTCAATGTTTTATTTGATAATCCACCCTTAGTAATCTTATTAAACATACTAAGATCAAAAGGTATCTTCTCTTCTACTTTATTATAGAATTCAAACCTTTCTTTATAGTTAGAAAAGTAATCATGACCTATACGATTATCAAATGAAACAGCGATAGCATCTGAAAGTATAGAAGGTATAGCACCCTTATCTTTCTTCTCATCTTTACCATCTGCTATTTGTATACTCTCTAATAATGACAGATATATTGCTCTATTTCTACACCATTCTTCAGTAGAATCTACTAACCATGTCTGATCTACTCTTTCATCACTAACCTTATCAATAGCTTCTAGAGAAATCTTAAACTGTTGATCAGTTAAACTACCAACATTCTGTAAGTCAATTGCTAATGACTCTTTAGTAGGGCATTTCTCATACTTATTAATAAAGTTTGATATTAAATCAAACAATAATTTATTATGTTCTTCTTCAAAGTATTCTTTCTTTAGATATGGAAATGCCTGACGACGAAATTGATCATTCGTCACCAAGTTATTCAATATTGTAAATTCAAGTGAGTTCATTAAATGTAATTAAGGTAGGTGCTAAAGATATACTTATCCTCCGATATAGTAGGTTGACCTTGGTGTGGAACCATCCATAATGGAGGGAATATTATTCCTCTTCCCCTCTTTGGTTTTAGTTTCTTATTGATGCCTAGGAAGTTGGTCTCTCCACCCTCTTCAACATCATTCAAATACACTAGAAATGCTAAGAATCTTTTTGCAGAAGCATGATCTCCTACATCTACATGGGGTGCAAACTGATCTTCAGTATTCTTATGATACTTTTTAATCCTAGCAAACTCCCAAGAGAATTTCTGTGGCAACCATTGTTCACAACCAACTGTTTTAACATACTTATCCAAGAATGGAGCAACTCTCCATATCATCATTTCCATCATTGGTTTTTCAAATTCAATCTGATGAAATCTTGGTTTGTTATCATTGTTTTTAAACTCTGGTTTACCATTATTGAAGTAATCTATTAGTTCTTGACAGTATTCTTTATCGAATATATCATAAACTCTAATAAAATCTTCAACTGTCTTCATTGATCATACTTAAATTCTTTAGAAGCAACTTCATCTAGTGCTTGCATTATTTCTTTTGTGAAATACTTGTTAGGATCGGCAAGGATAGCAGAAGGATAAACGGAAGATTCACCAACAAGAATCCGATTCCCTTTCCTGATGAAGATTCCATGCTTCTCACCCAATTCCAATAGTCCATAATACTCATCCAATCCCCTTGAGTCAAAAAATAGTCGTGTTGCAATTTGAGTGTTCTCCTTTGTTAAACGTGATTTGTATGTTTTAACCTTGATAATATTACCAATGACCTCTTTACTACTATCTTTCTCTTTTGATTTAGTTAGAGTTATAATCGTAGATGCTGCATATTTTAAACCACTACCACCACCCATATCAGTTGGATCACCATAAGGGTTCATTGTTTTATATGTATGATTTGTCACTATCATAGGTATCTTTAACTTACCTAATTTACTAGTGATAATTCTAAACACAGATTTAATTGTCTGTGATTTAGTCATGTCTCTAACTTGTTTATCATCCATTGCATCTTGCAATTCTTTTTGAGATGCAAGCATACCAAGAGAATCTAATATGATTAGAAGTGGTTTTCTATCCTTCTCAGGTGTCTTGAGGAGGTTGTCTAGAATACGTATCATTTGAGTACGAAATTCTTCTATAGTGTCTATAGGAAAATGCCATACCCTAGCAGGATCTAGACCACGATCTCTGAATAGATCTGGTGTTGCTGCTGCTTCACTATCAAAATAAAATACTGCACCATCAGGATGGTCATTAAGAAAAGTACTAGCAATACCTATAGCATAAAAGGTCTTACCTGTTGCTTGTTCACCTGCAATAGCAGTTACTCTATTGTTAGGTATACCACCATAGATGCTACCACTTAATTGTGCATTTAATATATAAGAACCTGTTCCTATAAATCCTTGATCACTACTTGTATTTGATACAAGTTGTGCATAATCGTTCTTTGCTTCTTTAGCAAGTGTATCAAAAATACTCATACAAATAAAAACTCCAAATTACTTTCTTGTTTAGTTTTCCATCCTATCACATCAAGGATGTTTTTAAGAGGTGTGATAAATGATTTCTCAAACTGTGTTTTGTAATCTATTTGATCACTAACCTTTGGTATTTCTCTAGGAAATTCTTGGATGAAAGACATAACATTCTGTCCTAAGACATTAGGTTCCTTCAAGTATACATACTTGATTTTCTCACCCTCTTGAATAATAGGATACTTATGTTTTAACCTATTACTCTTAAGTTGATGGTTATACAAGAGTGCTCCTCTCACATGAATAGGACAACTTTTCTTATACAGAGTAACAGGATCTGACCATTTTGTCAACCCATTAACACTTCTAGGAAATGCTATCTCCTCAGGTGGCATACTATAGAACTCTGTTCTAAAGTCATCTATAAACTTTATAAGATCCTCATTCTCTTGTGTCATTATAATATTGAGAGCATCTTTAATCATCTTTCTACATGGTGCAGGTGTAGATGATTTGATTGCTTCAATACCCATCATTTTTAACTTTGCTTCCTCATATTTTACTCCTTCACTATCCCATACATTTAAGATATATCTTTTCTTTGCTGTCCATATACCTTTGTCTGCAATGTTCTCACGTTTCATTACCATTTTCTGGTCATACGCAGATACATACGTCGCCAACTCCTGATAGCAGGTGTCAATGTACGGTTCCAATTTTTCTTGGCAGATCTTATCCAGTATGGAAACAATTGCTGCTTTGTCGCTAGACCTATTACTAAAAAATTTATCAACAAGAGGTCCAAGGTTAAGATAGATTGAGTCGGTGTCAGATGCAATAACATAATCTTCTCCTTCTGTTTTGAGAATTTTATTAAGGTAATCATTCATCTTGTTTTCTATCCAACGAATAGAAACTTGACCAGATAGAGTTATTGCTTCAGCATTTACTACTTTATAATATCTAAAGTATTGATTACCGATAGCACCATAGGCAGAGTTAAGAGATATCTTCTTTGCCATTTGAATATTATTACAACGAGTGATTTCTTTTTCTAATTCAACTGATGGATTCTTTTCGTATTCTTGTTTTGCCTTGATCATTTTCTTTTTAAAAATGACACGCTCATCATAATATTTTTGCATGAGTTCTGGCAAGAATCCTTTCTGTGTGGTGTCATACAAAGCACCATTAGCACATACTGTTGTATTTTCTAAGTCGCTGAAATCTATTTCTTTGTCTAATATTCTATCTACTGTTGCTGATGAATGTCTATTGGGCATCAATGTCTCAGGTGAGATATTGTACTGCATTATAAGATGTGGATATAGGGAATTTAAATCGAAGTTAACTACCCACTCATATAATCCTGGTTTTGGTTCCTTTACATATGCACCTGCATACTGAGTGTTTTTATCTGACCTTTCTACTGGTGGAATTACTATACCTTTTGTCTTAAGGAAGTTGTATATAATACTATCCCAAGTTCTAACTTGTGAATATACATCATTGTAATTAACTTTAGCATCATATGCCATAGTTAATGCAAGTTCAATTAGTTTCATCTTGTCTTCCAGTTGGTCAACAAGTTCAACGTCATGTATATTATATTCTACAAACTTCTGCCAATTGTTAGTATAAAATTCTTTGAAAGTATCGTACTCTGAGTGATCAAGTTTCTTCTGACCTAACTCTTGTTGTGCTATGTAATCTAACCTGTAAGATTCTTGTGCTTTATATGTAAATTTTTGATAAAGATCAAGATAATCTAAGACACTTAGACCAATAATTTCATAGTATATATGATTTCTACCCCTTATCTCTACCTCTTTATCAAATACTTTGTTCCATGGTGACAATGATTTTTGATGTTTAGTAGATAATACTCTCTCTATTCTTCTACAAATATATGGTATGTCAAACAGTTTTACGTTCCATCCTGTAATAATGTCTGGAGTGTTCTCTACCCACCATGCTAAGAAATCTTTAAGCATATCTTCTTCTTTCCAGAAGAGACGATACTCAGTATCTTTAGGAGTAAACTCTCTTGTTCCCCATGTAATAACTTTCTTAGTAGTAAAATCTTTTACAGATAGACACAAAATTTCCTCTGAGGTCTCGGCAACATTTGGGAAACCATTCTCAGAGGTTGTTTCGATGTCAACTGTATAGATCCTCAACTGTGAGGAATCATATGGCATCTGTTCTTCTGGAAACTTAGAACTTATATACTGATATAAGAATCTATCGTTACCATATATTTTAAAATTATCAACATACTTATACTCATCAATAAACTGTCTTGCATCATTGACACTAGAAAATGGCAACTCTTTGACGTAGTGACCTTCTAGAGTTTTATACTCTGTCTTTTCATTACATCTAGCATACAAAACTGGAGAGAAACTCTCTTTGTATTGTACACGTTCGCCATTTTCATAACCAATATAATGTATTTTATCTCCTGAGAGATATACGTTACTATAAAAATTCAGATGTCTCTGGGACTTCTTCTTCATCATCTTGTGGTGGGACTGTCAATTTGTACTTTTCCAGAAGTTCTGGATCAGGGTCTACTATTGTAGCAATAAAATCAGAATAAAGCAAGACGTTTCTTTGACCGCTATATTTTGGGAATGCTTTAAACTCACCATCTATAATTTCCATTGGGTCAGCAAGGAAACATGATGGTTCCATCTCCATCTCTTGTATGTAAGAGATGACATAAGATCCATTCTTAAGTAGTAGGAGTTTGATCGTTTCCATCTTCCTCCACTTTATGTTTAGCAGTGTAATCCTGTTTGATCTTTTCAACAGGTTCGTATATTGTTACCACCCAATCAGATGGTATAACAAACTCCTGTTGTTGAGACATAGGTGCCCAATGTGTATAAGATACTTGGAACTTTGTCTTAGGTGCAGGTTTCTCTCCTTCAACTAATAGTTCTGCTTCTTCAACCTCCTTTGTTTGGAGTTGCATCACATAAGGATTCTTAAGGTGGTATGCAATGATGCCTTTATTCTCTTTGTCGATAATTTCTTGTGCATCACTGATGACATCTTCACCAGATTTCATCAAAATAACTTTAACTGTCATAGCGATAAGTTTCGGTCTTCTATAGTTCTAATGTATTTGGATAGTTTGTCGAGGTATCCACGATTTCTTAACTCTTTGAACACTAAGTTTTCTAGAGCGAACTCTCCTCCTCGTTGAATTGCAGATCCTCTCATAGTTCTAATCTTCTCTTTGAGTTTGTTTAGAACAGTGATGTCATCTGCTTGAGTATCTATGAGATCATCAATCCTCTCCATCATATCACGAACTTTCTGTTTTAGCAAGGGGTCGGTAAAGTCCACATACTGTTTACGTGGTTCTTGTACCCACCAATTGTTAAGAACTGAGTAAGTACCTTGATTTATAGGACTTGGATCGTTGATATCTTGTGCATACAGTTCTACTGGTTGACCATAAAGAGTTACATCATGTGTTAATGCCCACAATCTTTTCTTATCTCTAAGGAAATCATCCAAGAAATCTGTTTGACAAGCAGCTATCTCATCCTTATCTACCACCAAATGCAGGTCTAGATCAGAATATTCTGTATAATTATAGTTGGCATTACCACCTACTAGGATTATATCTTGTATTGCATTTTGGGGGATCTTGGCAAACTCTGCCCAGATGTATCCTATTTCGAGTAGTTTATCTCGAACTTCGGTTCTTAATGTAAGTCCGTCCCAGAACTTTACATTGAGATCCTCATGATACATTAGGGTTAACCTAAGATCGTTAAAGGACTTCACGGAAGTAAATTACTTTTTAGTTATTTATCGTGTCCGTAATGCTAAGGTTAGGTTCAGTGACTTCATCACCACCAAATACTGCCTTACCTTCTTCAGCTGGTTTCAAAGTTTGACCATATGCTTCCAGTACAGCAAGAATAGGTTCTACTATTGATACAACCCAATCTGGATTGACAGCAATCTCTTCATCTATAGTGAGAGGTTGCCACCTTTCAAGAAGAATCCTACCATTGTACAGTTGGTTTCTCTCAGGAACATCAGGTACTAATTCTTTTTCGATCTTTACCTGATATGCATGAGTGAAGATGAATGCTTGTCTTGCCTTGGTTTCTTTTTCTTGAACCTCTTGGACATCAGCAATGATATCTTCACCCGATTTTAATTTAACGACTTTAATAGACATAATAAAATTACAGACACACTATTTAGATGTAATCTTTTCGTTGATGATGCTCAGGTACTACCTTACCTAATTCAATAGTAAGTAGTCCATCTTCTAGAGATACTGATCTAATTTCAGTATCATCAGCAAGCATAAATGCCCTTTCAAAATCTCTTTGTGCTAGTCCTTGATGGAAGTATTGATCAGAATCCTCTTTCTTTTCTGCCTTTGACCCTTCAATATACAATTTTCCATGCTCTGTATATACTTTTACTTCATCTTTTTTAAATCCTGCCAAAGCAACTTCTAATCTAGATTCGTGATTATTTAATTGAATTAGATTATATGGAGGATAGTTGCCTGTGGTAGGAAATTGCCAAAAATTTTCTAGATAATTGTCTAATCCTATGCTGTTCTTAGTAATCTTTTCCATTAATGATGGAAGATCTGCAGCAGTGTATCTCTGGATGTTACCCATTGTTTTTCTCCTTAGAAAGCGAGTGTTAAGTTTTGTGACCCCCGAAGGCGATCACCACTATTTATTAGGGTAAAGAGTATCAACCCGTACACTATGGGTAGTACTATCCGTATTAATACCTTTTTAATCATTTTATGGTATAAATAAACCTAGAAACATTTGTTAACATGATCAAAAAAGCATTGTTACTTG